AACGTCACAGGTGCTAACATTGCTACAGGTGGACTAATCACTGCCACAGGCAACATCACTGGTGCTAATTTTAACACAAGTGGAAGAATCACCGCCACAGGCAATATTTCTACCACAGCAAATATTGCTGCAGGCAACGTGTCATTGAGTGGACAATTTTTTGCTGCAGGTGAAATTTATGGAAATGGCAACGTTGTAGCAGTTAACTTTGTTAATACTAGAAACGTCAGTGCTACAGGCAACATCAATGTTGGCGGCACTGTAGACATTGTGGGCAACACAGTGGTCACTGCTGATTTTACTGCTGGCAATTTGAACACCGGCGGAATCGCACTGGTCACTGGCAATGTGTTAGGCGGCAACTTGATCACTGGCGGATTTGTTTTTGCCAGCGGTAACGTTAGTGGCAACAACATTAATGGTGCAAATGTATATTCAACTGGAGTTGTAACTGCTACTGGCAACATCACTGGTGGTAACTTGATTACTGCAGGATTGATCAGTGCTGCAGGAAACATCACAGCCAACAACATTGTTGGTACGTTGGTATTGTCAACCTCCAACACTCAAGTGGCATTCAACGATTCAGGAATAGTTGGAGGTACTACAGGACTTGTATTCAACAAAGTGGGCAACGTGTTCACAGTTGGTGGTCCAATCAGCACAGCCAATGGAGGCAACGTAACAGCAGCAGGAGCATTGAGTGCAACTGGCAACATTACTACCAATACTGGTAATATTGCTGGTGGCAATATTGCTACCGCAGGTATTGTAAGTGCAGGTGGCAACATCACTGGTGGCAATATCAGCACAGCAGGGCAGTTCAGTGCCAGCGGCAACATTGTAGCAAGTCAAGAAATCACTGGTTTGAACTTGAACGCTACAGGATACGCACTGGTCACTGGCAACGTGCTTGGTGGTAACCTGATCACTGGTGGATTTGTGTTGGCAACTGGTAACGTAACTGGTGGAAACTTTGCTACTGCCGGTAGATTTAGTGCCGCTGGTAACGTAACAGGCGGTAACTTGATCAGTGCTACTTTGAGCCTGAGTGGCAACGTGCTAGGAAACCTCAGCATTGACGGTGGCGCAACAGGTGCATTCTTCAACAGCACTGGTGCAATAAGTGCAGTTGGCAACGTCAACAGCGGCAACTTGCAAGTGACTGGCACAGGTACAGTAGCTACTTTGGTAGTGACATCAACTCACAGTGTAACAGGCAACATTACTGGTGGCAACGTCAATACTGCTGGTCTAGTGTCAGCTACTGGCAACGTCAATGGCGGCAACGTCAACGCAGGCGGAATTGTTAGTTCTGTTGGCAACGTGATAGCCACAGGCAACGTCACTGGTGGCAACGTCACAACTGGTGGCCTAGTAACAGCAACAGGCAACGTGCGTGGTGGTAATATTACAACAGGTGGTCAAGTCAGCGCAACAGGCAATATAACTGCTGCTAACTTGTCTGTTTCTGGAGTGATAAATATCAATAACCAGACAGCAGCAACAGTAGATGACGCAATTGCGTTGTCAATAGCATTAGGATAAAACGAAATGGCAAACACTTTTACGAGAAAACTTAGTCAAAATATTGGAACCTCAGCAATAGCTGTTGGATCTTATACTGTGGCTGCAAATACCACAGTAGTGGTTGTTGGACTAACTGTCACAAACAAAACAGGCAGTTCCATAGCTGCCAACGTTTTTATCAACGACGGAGCTGCCAATACCTTTGTCACTGCAAACGCTCCAGTATCATCTGGATCCAGTTTGGTAGCAGTAGGTGGCGACCAGAAAGTGGTGCTTTTGCCTGGAGACAAAATCTATGTTCAAAGCAGTGCAGCCAGTTCACTGGATGCAGTTCTAAGCATTCTGGAAATCACATAATATGAGTTATATTGGTCTCAACCCAAATGTACCGCTGCTGAATGCCAGTACTGAGCAGTTCAGTGGCAACGGTTCGTCACTGCAATTCTTGCTGAGTCGCAACGTTGCTAGTGCCAGTGATCTGGATGTGTTGATCGACAACACTGCTCAACGTCCTGGGACCGATTATGATGCCGAAGGCACTACTCTGTTGTTCACAGTTGCACCTGCCGTAGGCGTCAACAACATCACTGTTACTTTCCGCGGAGGTGCCTTAAACACTCTGGACCTGCAGGCCACTGCATTTCCTGCAGGAACCGAAGGTGCTCCAGGGGTGTACAGTGTAGCAGCCAACAACTCAGGACTGTATTGGGGCAATGCAACTTCAATGACAGTGAGCATTGCTGGTGTAGACAAAGTCACATTCAATGCCAATGCTGCCAGTACCAGCAACGTAACTGGCGCACTAACTGTGGTAGGCGGCATTGGAGCAACTGGCAACATCAATACCAGTGGCATTGTTCGAGTAACTAATGCCACACAAAGTGGCAACATTAGTACAGGTGCAGTGGTTGTATCTGGTGGCCTGGGAGTTGCAGCCAACTTGAACATTGGTGGTAACATCACCTGCGTGGGCGACTTCACAGTTAACGGAGTATTCACAACCACTGGCACAGACAGTCTGGATGTTACAGATCCTTTTATCTTTTTGGCCAACAACAACCCAGGAGACACATATGATACTGGCATTGTAGCACAATACTATGATGGGGCAAACACTCGATACACAGGATATTTCCGTGATGTAACAGACGGCCAATTCAAGTTTTTTGGTAACTTGCTGACAGAACCAACTACTACAGTGGCCACTGGTGATGCCAGTTTTGCATACGCCAATGTGGTCGGCGGAAATCTTCAGGCCATTGGCAACGTTACAGGAAACTTCTTTATTGGTAATGGTAGTCAGCTGACAGGTATTGCTGTAGACGCTACACAAATTTTCAATAGTAATTCCCGAGTTATTATTGCTAGCCCAAATGGCAGCATTGTATCCAACGTCAACAATATTACAGTTGCAACTACCAGTTCAACCGGAGTGGCAGTGACTGGTGTTGTAACAGCATCAGCCAACATCAGTGCCACAGGGAATGTATTGGGCGCAAACGTACAAACCGGTGGCTTGATCACTGCTACTGGAAATATTACCAGTGCAGCCAATATCTCTGGTGGCAATATCAGTTCAGGCGCACAAGTGAGTGCTGTTGGTAATATCACTGGTGGTAACTTGATTACAGGTGGACTGATCACTGCCACAGGCAACATTGAGGGCGCTAATTTGCGCACTAGCGGATCGGTTATTGCATCTGGTGCTATACAGTCAGGTGGTGCCTTAAGTGGTGATACTATCTTGACCGGCGGCACAATCAGTGCCACAGGCAACATCACTGGTGGCAATGTACTCACAGCCGCAGTAGTAGCCAACTCAACCATATCTGCCGCAGGAACCATCACCGGTGGCAATATTGCCACAGGCGGCACAGTCAGTGCTGTGGGCAACATCACTGGCAACTACATTTTTGGTAACGGTGCATTGTTGACTGGTCTCAGCACCAGCAGCCTTATCAACGGTACATCCAACGTTAGAGTAATTGCCAACGCCAACGTTACCATTCAGGTCAACAGCGCAGCCAACGTTTTGGTTGCTGCGACAGACGGAGTGTATGTAACTGGTGTTGTTAGTGCTTCGGGTAACATCACTGGTGGCAACATTGACACAGCAGGCTTGATCACTGCCACAGGCAACATTTCAGGCGGTAATGTCAATACTGGTGGAAGAATAACAGCAACTGGCAACATAGTGTCAGCTGCCAACGTCACAGGTGGTAACATCTCAACTGCAGGATTAATCACAGCTACCGGCAACATCCAAGGTGGCAACATTGTCACAGGCGGATTGATTACCGCAGTTGGTGCTGTTAACGCAGCTAGCCTTGCATTAACTGGTGCAATCACAGGTGCTACAACTGTCAGCGCCAGCGGCACAGTTACAGGTGGTAATTTGGAAACCACTGGTTCAATCACTGGTGGTAGTACAATCAGCACCACTGGCAACGTCACTGGTGGTAACTTTATCACAGGCGGTTTGATCACAGCAACTGGAAATATTAGTGCAACTGCCAACGTCAGCGGCGGAAACGTTTTGTCTGCTGCTGCAATCAATGGTGCAAGTGTAAGTGCAAGCGGCAACGTTACTGCAAACAATGCAGCATTTACCAACATTGTTACCGCAGCAACAGCAGACGCAGATACCAACACAACACAAGTGGCTACAACTGCATACGTGATTGGTCAGGCTAGTTCAGTAACTCCTACAGCAATCGGATCAGGTGCAGTTGGCACAAGTTTGCGTTATGCTCGCGCAGATCACACCCATACTGGGGTAGCTAGCTTGACCACATCAGGTACAGGTATCAGCGTCAATTCTACTACAGGTGCCATCACACTGACCAGCAATGCAAACACTGCTAACTCAGCTAGCACATTGGTAGCACGAGATTCAGCAGGTAACTTTGCTGCCAACACAATCACAGCCACACTGAGTGGTGCAGCCACCAGTGCTGGTACTGCTACTAGTGCTACTACAGCAGGTACTGTGACCAATGCAGCGCAGGCCAACATTACCAGTGTAGGTACTCTGACTAGTCTAGCAGTAACTGGCAACATCACATCAGGAAACCTGAGTGGTACCAGCATTGTGGGTACACTGACTACAGCAAATCAGACCAATATCACAGCAGTGGGTACATTGGGTAGTTTAGCAGTAACTGGTAACATCACATCAGGCAACGTGAGCGGTACACGAGTTAGTGGTACCAACGGTGACTTTACTAACGTAAGCGGCAACGGTTCTGCATTGACAGCATTAAATGCTACCAACATCGCATCAGGTACATTGGCTCAAGCTAGATTGGCCAACGCCAGCTTGACTGTTAACGGCACAGCAATTGCTCTAGGTGGATCAGCTACCGTGACTGCAACTGCCACAGGCACATTGACAATTGGCACAGGTCTTGGCGGTACCAGTTACAACGGCAGCACAGGCGTTACTATCACCAACACAGGCGTGACCAGCATTGTAGCAGGCACCAATATTGCTGTCAGCGGTGCAACCGGTGCAGTTACTGTTAGCGTTACAGGCACTGTACCAACAGCAACGTCTGCAACCACAGCAGGCACAGTCACAACTGCTGCACAAGGCAATATTACTTCAGTAGGTACATTGACTGGTCTAACAGTAAGTGGCACAATCACAGTAAACAGTGCCAACGGTGTAACTGCCATTATCAACGGCGGAACCAACGGCGTGGGCAACATTGGCAGCGCAGCCACCACGTTCAACACAGTGTTTGCCAAAGCAACCACAGCACAATATGCTGACTTGGCAGAAAACTACGCCGCAGATGATGAGTACGAGCCAGGCACAGTGGTTGAGTTCGGTGGCACAGCTGAAGTAACTATGAGCAGTGAATTTGGCAGCACCAGAATTGCTGGCGTAGTGTCAACACAACCGGCCTACTTGATGAACAGTCACATGGAAGCTGAATATGTCACAGCAGTGGCCTTGATGGGACGAGTTCCAGTCAAAGTCACAGGACCAGTTCGCAAGGGCGACATGATGATATCAGATGGACACGGGCGTGCAAAGTCTGCTGTTCGTCCTGAAATGGGCTCTGTGATCGGCAAGGCTCTGGAAAACTTTGATGGTGCCTATGGCGTGATCGAAGTTGTAATAGGTAAAATGTAAGGATACAAAATGGCCTACTTAGGTAATTCGCCGCAGATTGGGCAATACAGAAAAATGGACTCCCTGACGTTTGACGGGAGCACCACAACTTTTGCAATAACCGTTAGTGGCGTAGCATTTACACCGCCGTCTGTGTTTGCCATGATGGTGAGTCTCAACAACGTTGTACTGAACCCCGGAGTGGATTTCAGTATCAGCGGACCCAACATCAGTTTTGTAACGCCACCAGCAGCATTTACACCGTTTTTTGGTTTGTTGTTTGGTGACACACTATATACAGGCACACCCAGCGACAACACAGTGACTAACAGCAAAATTGTCAACGGTACAATCAGTTACAGCAAGTTTTCAACGAACACTCAAGCAACGTTGACAGCTAATCAAATTATTTTTGGAGTTTAAGAAATGGCAAGACAAAGAATTAGTGAATATGTGTTCACCCCAGGAGTTTCTGGTAGTGGTACAATCAAAGTTCCTGGCAGAGTAAATCTTGAGAACTTTTTAGCCATTTACAACACCACAGATCAGATTTCAATCTACAATTTTGGTGACACCGCACAAGGCGGTTCGGTAGTCTGGGCTGCTGGTGTTACAGTAGATTTTCCCACAGCATATGCTGGAGTAACTACCTTGACCTTGGACTGGGATACCAGTGCAATGAATGCCAATGACAAGTTGGCTATCTATGCAGAAGCTGAGGCAATGACAGTTCAACCCTGGGCGTTTGGTATGGACGCAATTGGTCGTGAGCGAGTATCAAATCCACAGGCCTTGATCGACGCTGACTTTGAATATGGTTTGCAAAATACCAAATGGCAGAACGTCAGCACAGTCAACAACATCCCAGCATTCTACGAAGACATTGGTGCAGATATCACAATCAACACCAATGGTTATGTTACCTTGATTGCAGGTGACGACCAAATTACCAGTGACTCAGATACCGCAGTTAGACTGGAAAATCAAGGAACTCCGCAGTGGCACGCAGCTGATTTTGCCCTGATGATAAGCCAAACTCAAGGCAACGTTACACCTTTCACCAGCAATTATATCACTGCCAACGTCAACAGCTCAGCTGAACGAACATTTACAATGGCCAGTACCACAGGATTCACAGCAGACGACAACGTGATCATCATTGGCAATCCTGGCACAGGTGGTACCACAGTAGCAGTGGCCAACATTACCAGCGTGGCTACTACCACAGTCAACGTGGCCAACGTGGCAGCTGCAGGCATCAGTGACGGCAGTTACATCATAGTACAAACAAACACAGCCAACGTGTTTGAAGTTATGTCAGTGACCAACGTAACGGGCAACGCAATCACAGTGGTACGTCAAAGCAATCAATCTAACGGAACGTCCGCTAACATTTCAATTGGCAACAATGTGTTTGCAGTCAGCAACATTGAAATTGCCAAGGTGTTTGAAGTTACCAACAGTACTACACTGCAACTCACTCGCGGCTGGTACAACATTCCTGCTGCCAACAGTTTTGTAACTGGATCAGTGATTCAAAAGCTCAGTGGCAATATTGAATTGGTCAACATGAGTGCTATCAACACAGCAGTCAACGGAACACAAACAATTGTTCGTGGACAGTTTGGTACCACAGCATTGACAGCAGCTGGAGTTGGTTCTCCAGTGATTCGAATGACTGGTATATTCAATGCTACCGGAAACCCTGATATTCCACAAGTGGCAGTGAATGCCAGCAGCCACGGATTGGCATCAGGCGATTATGTCAGCGCACAAAATCAAGCCAGTACCAACGCAAGTGGTGTGAGTTATGTGTACTATGCCAATGACGATAACTTTGCATTCTATCCACCAAGAACAACAGGCACAGCAGTGGGTTATCCACTCAACCAGATTGATTCAGTGGTCCGTGAAGCATTCCAATACACTGGTGCTGACCTTGATGTGGTTAGTATTGTAAGTAATGGCGCAACTCCCAGCACTATCACAGTCACAACTCAGTATGCACACGGTCTTGTGCCCGGAACACCAATCATTGTAGCATTGACAGCAGGTACCAACCAAGCATATGCCACAGGCAGCTTCTTTGTTACTGAAGTACCTAGCACAACAACATTCACATACACTGCCAAAGCAGGCGCAGCGGTAAGTGGTAGTCTAGCAGGCACAGTCAATGTTCGCAGCAATGCTGTGTTCTTGCCCCGACCATTTGACGGTGGTGTTATTTTGGGACCAGGCACACCCACACGTGGTGCTAGTGCTGTGCGTCAAACCAAAAAATACTTCCGTTATCAGTCTGGTAAAGGTATCTTGTTTACATCTGGTACCATGCTGAAGCCAACGTTTGACATTTTTAGCATTGTGGCAGCAGGTACATCAATAGGCAGCAACATCACAGTGACCACTGACATTGAACACGGCCTCAATGCTGGTGCTGTGGTTGATTTGTCAGGCATTACCACATCAGGATACAACGACACTGACTACACAGTGACCAGTATTGGCAGTGACACGGCATTTGTGGTTGTGGCCCAAAATTCTTTGGGATCTGTATCACCTGAACTAGGCCAACAGCCTCGTGTGAACGTTACTGGATGGCATGGTTCCAGCATTCGTGCTGGTATGATGGACGATCAAAACGGAATGTATTGGGAACACAACGGCCAAACACTCAACGTGGTACAGCGTTCTAGCACACTGCAATTGGCAGGATTTGTGTCAGTTGGTGTGGGTTCTAACTTGGTCACAGGTGACGGTACATGTAGATTCCAAGAACAGCTCAACAACGGTGACACAGTGGTTATTCAAGGCATGACCCACACAGTGGCCAGTGTGTTGGACAACAACCGTATCACAGTGGTACCTACATTCCGCGGAGTACAAAATCAAACTCGTGTCAAAATGGCTGTGCGAGACGAAATTCGAGTAGTCCAAGACAATTTCAACGTGGATCGCTTAGACGGTACAGGCTACAGTGGTTACACTATCAACCCCAGCAAAATGCAGATGTTGGGAGTAGAATACTCATGGTACGGTGCTGGATATGTGCAATGGATGGTTCGTGGACAAGACGGCAAATTCATAATGGCACATCGCTTGCCCAATAACAACCGCAACAACGAAGCCTTTATGCGCTCAGGTAACTTACCTGCTCGTTACGAAGCTATCAACGAAACACCAACCACAGGTCTTGACGGTGCAATTGATTCAAGTCAGACCACCATCCCCTTACGTGATGCAAGTCAGTATCCTGCAGCCAGTGTGACTTATCCTGTGTTTGTGATGATTGACAGTGAAGTAATCAAGTACTCAGGCAAAAGCGGCAACGACCTAACAGGAGTCACTCGAGCAGCCACATTCACACAGTGGGTAGAAGGAGCTAGTCGTAGCTTTACATCAAGTTCAGCAGTGAGTCATGCAGACAATACAGGTGTAATTTTGATCTCCAACACTTGTACTCCATTAGTCAATCACTGGGGTAGTTCAGTTATCATGGACGGCAATTTTGACAACGACGAAGGCTATCAGTTCACATTCAACCGTACCAACTATGGTTTGCCAGGTGTGGTTGGAGAAAAGCAAACGGTATTTGCTATGCGATTAAGTCCGTCAGTAAGCAATGGTATTATTGGCGAACTAGGCGAGCGAGAACTGATCAACCGCGCACAGTTGACTCTGGCCAACATGACTATTCAGGTCAGCGCAGGTCGTTACCTGATTGAGGGTATTTTGAACCCATCCAACATTGATGCTGCTACCTCTGACTTCAGTGGACTCAACAACATTGGTGGTGGCTTCCAGCCCAGCTTTTCGCAGTTTGCAACGGCTCCACGATACACAGGTGAGACCACAGGTGGTGTGACATCTAGCTTGTTTGGATCAACAGGTGGTTTCACCAAGTCAGGTACCAAGGTCACATTCTCAGGCACTCGTAATAGAACCTTTGCTGGCTTGGGGTTGACCAACGTGGTAAGTGCTTCAGGAGCCAACGCCAACGTCACTGTGCAGTTGACTCCAACAGGTACTACATACACCAACAACACTGTACAAATCACAATTCAAAATACTGGTACAGGGTATCAGGTTGGTGATACTGTGAAGATTCTGGGTAATGCACTAGGCGGTTCAACACCTAGTAACGACTTGAACATGACAATACAAGCGGTTACAACTGAGATTGTGGGCGGCGAGCGACTGTTTGCAATTCCAATCTCTACAACCAATGCCGGTGTATTGGACCTGAGCTCGGTCAAACAGATTGGTACCAGTGCAGTACCCGGTACAGGTGTGTATCCCAACGGTCCAGAGTTGCTGGCTATTCAGGTCACGGCACTGACAGCTCAAACAAGTCCAGTGGGTGAGATTCAGTTGCAGTTCCAGGAATCACAGGCCTAATCAACTTCAAACAAGATCCTGCTGTACACGCAGGATTTTGTTTTGTACAGCTTCAATGTTTATGGTACTCCACAGGCCTGGATGCATGGGTCTGGGCCAAGTACCTTCGTTGATCCAGGCATAGCCCAGATGCTCGTTGTTGAGTACAGGAGTAAATTCAGATTCTACTACACAAACAAATGTGTGATACACAAATGCTGAATCCGCTGATGTAAATTTTTCAATGGGAATCAAGCGTTGGTAAACAGGAAAGCTGCCTAGTTCTTCCTGACATTCTCTCTCCATGCCGCCCAACAAGGTTTCGCCTGTTTCTATTTTGCCGCCAGGCAGTCCCCATGCTCCAGGATGTTTGGGATCGTTGCGCAACAAGTAAAGATAGCGGCCAGTCTGATTGCTTCGAAACCAAACTCCTACCGCGTTCACAATACCAGATTCCATTGCCCGCCGGGGTAAATTCCTTGATAGCTTTTGATCCATTGTTGACCTGTCCATTGATACTGTAGTGCTGTGGTTAAGTTTGTGACGTACTGATCACCGGGCTGTGTGCTGGCCATAAATGCCACGTCCCATCTTGATCCGTTGAACTCGATGATGTCGTTGTATTCTGCCACCAAAGGACGACCACTGGGTCCTACCCAGGCCGCAGCAGGCCCAACGTTGCCATCAGCGCCAGTTGATTCTGTCAACAAGTATCGTTGTCCGGCTACGGGATTTGGTAAACCTTGTCCTGGTCCACTGACCAAGGGATTGATCACAGCATCCACAGGCAACAGAGTGTTTTGAGGCACAGTGTCTTCATCGACGCTAAACAACAAAAAGCGCTCATCGTTGGGATCAACCACAATGGTGCCAATCACTTGAGTACCATCATCTTGATCCAGCCTCAGCTGACTAATACCTGGTCTCAACACACCATACATACCTATTATAGAAGGCCACATCACGTTGCTGCTAGACACAATGGTAGGAGGCACAAGACTTTGATTGGTTTGATCCACAATGGTGCGTTCTTGCAGTACCTGAACTTGATTGCCAATCAACACAATCTTGTAGTTGTAAGGAGTAATAATTTGACGAGTGCCCAACAACAGATCGCTGTTGGTAATAGCATTCACAGCATCGCCTTGCGCATCGTAGATAGATGCAATCACACGTTCGATCACACCCAGCTTCTTGACTTTAGCCGGACTAGATATCCAGATGGGCAAGTTGAATCTCAAGGTAGCAATGTCAATGGGATTTTCTGTGCCCATGGGAATGGTACGACTGCTCCACTGCACACTTTCTAGTTCTACCACACTCAAGCTGGTCCAGTCAATGTAGTTGTCGGTGCTTTGTATTTCCAAACTGGGATTGAACAAGGTCAGAATCTGTTCCAGCAACTGAAACTTTTGATTGGTGTTTGAAGTCCATATATCCAGATTCAGTGTGAGCTTGTAGGGCACAGGCATCAAGCGTTCAATACTGAATGCATTGCCTTGTGTTCGTTCATATGTTTCTGTAGACTCATCATAGGTGCGTTGACGCACAGCAATCTTGCTGACATGATAGGGTTCTTGCATTCTGGGACGATCGTAGTCCAGGGCAGCAACATAAAATGTCATCAAGGGTGTAGCTGGCAAGCTGTTGGCTGAGTTTTCCTGAATAATGGTCTGTGCATTACGACTGGCATCGCCATATCGTACAGGTACTCGCAACAAGGCAGCAGCATCGCTGCCGTCTTCGCGACCGTACTCAATTTGAAAATTGCTGAATATACGAGTAAATTGCAGTAGGAATCTGCGTATCTGCTCGTCATAAAAAAATTGCTGCATTGTTAGTATCCTGGTGGGCGCGGGTTAGGCGGTTTGTTGCCACCATCATCACCGTTGTCTGCTCGGGGTCGCAGTATTTCTGACAGGCTTTGGCGGCTGGGAATATTGCCCATGTCCGTGGTAGGCACTGTGTATGTATTGTTCACAAAGCCTGAGCGCAATGTTTTGTTCAACGGGCCATTGTTGAGATCAGTGCGTACTCGATCTTCAATCTTGATCCAACGACGACCGTCATATCTAAACAGTCGATTGGGTTGATAGTCCAGTCTCAAGGCAAAATCACCGCTGACAGGATTGACTGGAAAACTTACTCCAGGAGTCACAGGGAAAGCGTTGGGTGCTAATCCATCTCCGGTTAGGTAACCCATGGTGTAGCCATCGCTTCTTGGAGTTACATTCATGCCACCTTCAGTTCCGTCGGCAGTAGTACCTGTGTCGGCGGTGAGACCATAAGGATTGGCTGGTTGTCCGTCCAGCAGTGTGGGTGTGATGTAGAACTTGGTGACATCATAACCACTGAGTGGAACCTCTACGTCAGCCTGTGTCAGTATGGCATCGTTGATTTGATTGTCTTTGGTGCGTGTGCTGAATACATCACTTTGTGTAGGCGGAGTGTACACAACCCATTTAGAAGTATCTGTAATGGGTGTTCCTGCAGGCACGTTGGCAATGGCCTGATAGTACACATCGCTTTGGTTTACTATGTCTCCAGCAGGATAAAAGTTTCCTGGATCCCAGATCTGTTCCATCACTACTGGTTTTTTCAAGATATCCTTGTACTCTTGTGCGTTGGTTAGTGGTGTTGCTTTCACACGCCACAGGTGTGGCAACCAAGTTTGGCTAAATCCTTCACTCGCAAAACTTGCATCTTGTATCACATAGTATTTGGGCAACGGTAATGGTATGGCACTGTTCAAGGGATTGTAGTCTCTGAGGTTGGGCACTTCCAACACATCGCCAGTCATGAGTTTTCTACCAAAGGTGTCAATCATGAGGTTGTAGTGAAAAGTAATGAACAAGGTATCGTTGTTCAAAAACAATCCAAATTGACTGAGGTCAAAATCAATGTCTTGTGAATTGTACACACCGCGCATGACATAGATGTCTTGGTCATACACTCGATCACGGTTTTCCAACAACAATAGATCTTGAATGTTTAGTGGACTCAGTTCGTCGTACACAGGTTGGGTAGCGTCAGCATTGCCACTAAATGCTGAATCTTCGCCCCCAGTTTCAGGTCCCATAAATTTGTGTACATAGATGTCTACGCCGCCCACAGTGTACATTTCAGCAATGGTGCGATCCAAAAATTGGTAATCACGGGTTCGATTGGGGCGGTATAGGCTAAGTCTTGGCATGGTAATACTATTTATGTACAGGTTGACCATAATTCCGAAACCTGCTATAATACACACTTATCCACTTCGGGAGTATGTTATGAAAGCCGCTAACTTTTTAACAAAATACACAGGCCCAAAAGGCAAGGGGTTTATACAACCCTACGACAAAGTAAAAGCCACAGAAAAATGGGTAGAGTATGCACTTGACATTGTGGACATGAGCCGTATAATAATGACAGTGGACTTCAACACAAAATGGAAACTAGCAGAGGCACTGGAAGTGGCAGAACGCAAAAAAGCCTGGATGTATAAACACAAAAATTTTGACGTTAAACGTGCTGCCAAACTTTTTGACACCGTAAAACACTTGCCCAGAACTAAGTAAGGAACAATTATGATTGCAACCAAATCTGTCAAGCCCTTGAATCCTCGTAGTGCCGATACCAATGCTATGGGGATGGAACCCACATGGCGAGTGCAACCCGCCGACAATCGTATCAGTGCCTTTAGTCATGCGTTTTCTTGGTACAATTATTTTTATGGCAAAAAAGATGCTCGTGAGATGATTGTAAACTATTTGGAATTGCATGGTCGCAAAGGCGACGTTCGTACACTCAAACGCATTCCTGACAGCTCAATCCGACTCACAACCGGTTGGCTATGCCGCATGAGCATGGTGGGACTGGAGCTCACAGAGCCGGAACAGATCAAATTAGACAACTTGCTAAAAGAGATTTTAGAATCCAAACAAGATGAAGAAGCAGAGGAAATAGTAGCTGAGGAAACAGTACCAAAGATTACCATTCAGGACAGGCTCCGAGAAAAGGTATCTGAATGTGCAGGTGAAATGGATGGCCTGTTTGATGACTTCATTGCGTCTGGAGCCAAGCTCAACGCAGACTACAAACCCGTGGCGCTCATGCGTAGCCTAAACATTGCACCACAAATGGTCAATGATATCAAGCAAATCTGGACACGCAAACTTGTGGAGTTTGATGAGGCAGTGGCAGGCAAAGATGCGGACTTGGCACAGGGCTACGGCTACCTGTCTAAAATACAGTTACGGAACTGCGTAAAGTTCTGTGAGCTTGTGATTTCGGACTGTGGTGCCTATGTACAGATTAAAAAGGTTGAACGTAAACCACGAGCAGTCAAGGCAGTGCCACCAGAGAAACGTGCCGCAAAGTTCAAGTGTATTGTAGAATTTGCAGAGCTCAAACTCAAAGGCTTACCGGCCGCAAGTTTAGTGGACAAAGCTGAAGCCTGGTTGTACGACACTAAAAAACGCAAGCTAATCCACCTTATGGCAGATGAATACACCAAAGTTTTCACAGTGAAATCCAATGCTGTTATTGGATTTAGCACAGTGGAAAGCCAACAAAAAACTGTGCGCAAGCCAGCAGACGTGCTCAAAGCCATGAGTGTCGCAGGCAAGCCAGCCGCTAGAAAGATCTACAAGGACTTGACCACTACAGAAACACCGTTTAACGGACGTGGTACAGAGAACTTGATCATTCTAAAAAGCTGGTAAATAAAGGGGACGGAGTCCCCCAATGGCAGAACAGCAACAGAACTCGCTTGAGACGCTCAAGCAAAATTTGATAGAGTACGTGAAACTCCAGCTTGGTGATCAAATCATTGACATCGAGCTGGATCCTTCTCACTACGAAGCAGCGTACCAAAAGACCATTGGCACATACAGACAACGTGCCAGCAATGCCTATGAAGAAAGCTACAGCTTCATGGAACTGGTCAAGGACGTAAACATCTACACTCTGCCACAAGAAATTGTCAGTGTGCGTCAGATCTTTAGACGCACATTTGGCGACAGCACAGGTCCATTTGCCTCAAACTTTGACCCGTTTGCTCAAGCAAGTCTCAACGTGTACCTTATGAACTTCAACGTGGCAGGCGGCCTAGCCACATACGACTTCTACAGTCAGTATGTTGAGTTGGCAGCACGTATGTTTGGCGGCTACATGAATTACACATGGAACCCTGTGACCAAAAAGCTGCAACTGATTCGTGATCCAAAAGGCACCGGTGAAAACGTGTTGCTGTGGAGTTACAATCTCAAACCTGAATTCAATTTGTTGAGCGACTACCAGATTCAGCAATGGATCAAAGACTACATGGTGGCCAACTGTAAAATGATTGTGGGCGAAGCACGTGAAAAGTTTGGCACCATTGCAGGTCCGCAAGGTGGCGGCACCCTAAACGGCGCTGCCATGAAAGCAGAAGCACAGGCTCAAATGGATGCCAAAATCGAAGAACTCAAGAATTACGTAGATGCAAGTCAGCCATTGACCTGGGTAATCGGTTAAGCAACAATAGACTTTGTTTGATGTTTCTGTTATACTTGCAGTATGGCAGACTTAATGATTGATCTTGAAGGACTAGCAACTGGTCCAAACACCTGCATTCTAACCATTGCTGCACAGAGCTTTGACCCTTTTGGCACGGGCCATTATGAGCAGAGTTACTATGCTCGAATCACACTGGAAAGTCAGGAAACCCGTGACATTGACGATGGCACAATTGCCTGGTGGGCCACACAGCCCGATCATGCTCGTGAAGAAGCATTTGGTGAGCATGATCGTGTGCCCTTGGATCAAGCTCTAGACGAGCTAGGACGTCTGATTTGGCACTCCAACAGAATATGGGCTCAAGGTCCCACATACGACATGAACATTCTAGAGCATGCTTACAAGAGCTATCACAAACCCTTGCCGTGGAAATACTACATGGTCAGGGACAGTCGCACAGTGTTTAGCCTTTGGCCTGATCAGCCCATCCCTCCTACTAGCCATCATGCGCTGGAAGACTGCCGTAGACAAATAGGAATGCTACAGCGTACCCTAGATCACCTTAACGTAACTTCACTCAAATGAACATATATCTCGACATGGATGATGTGGTAGCCGACTGGCTAGCACATGCTCAAGACTTTTTGAAACTGCGGTGGGATCACAACAGCGGCGAGCGTGTTTCCCAAGAAGAATGGGATCAACTCAAAGCAGACACGCATTTTTATCGCAGTTTGCCCTTGAAATCAGGTGCTGTTGAACTGGTCAACTACTGCCGTGATCTCACACAAAAAACTGGCGGCCACTTGAGATTCTTGACAGCATTGCCACATGATTATAGTATGCCTTTTGCAGCCAGCGACAAAGTGTTTTGGGCGCAAGAACATTTTCGTGACATTCCTGTAACACTGGGCCCATTCAGTCATGACAAGTGGCGTCACTGCAAGCACCCAACTGACATCCTGATCGACGATCGGCACAGCAACTGCAATGAGTGGATTGCAGCAGGTGGACAAGCACATGTGTACCGTGATTGGCCCACATGTAAAACTTGGTTTGAGGACTCAATTTTATGAACAAATTACCTAAACTCATGATTATTGGCAATGCACGCCACGGCAAAGACACTGTGTGTGATATACTGCGTGAAGAATTTGGCTACAACTTTAGGTCCAGTTCAGACTTTTGTGCTGAAAAGTTTATCTATGCTGAACTAGCACCCAAGTACGGGTACACCACTTACGAGCAGTGTTTTGAAGATCGTCACAATCACAGAGCAGAGTGGTACGACATGATTCATGCTTACTGCCGGGACGACTATGCAAGACTGGGCAGGGAAATTTTTACTGAAAACGAAATCTACTGCGGCCTACGCAACAAAGCAGAATTTCATGCCATGAAGAATACCAATGTGTTTGATTATGCTATCTGGGTGGATCGTAGTGATCACTTGCCTGCAGAGGACAAATCCAGCATGAGCCTGGAAATTTGGATGGCCGATTATGTGATTGACAACAACGGTACACTATCAGATCTCAAGCGCAACACTCGTGAGCTGGTTAGCCGTCTGGTTGCAAATCACCAGGTCGCCATATCGAATCAGATTTTGATAAATCGACTTCGCAGTTAC